CTCATATACCTGCGGATAGCCATACCTTGCTACGTTGTATGGACCAGTGCCGTAACCGGCTCTCAGCGCCATTAGTCTAGCGTGATGTCCAGATCACCAGTAGGGATGCGGAAAACGTCCCCTGTGGCAATAGCCTTGGCAGTCGTGAGGACCGCATGGACCAACATAGTGCCGCCGCTAGAGGCAGTGAATACGCCAATGTGGCTCACTGTGCCCCAATCCGCAGTAGCAGCAGGGAACTCTACCGCACCGCTGTTGCTAGCCGTGTCACCTGTAACAGTGAAGGTAGCCGCTGTGCGAGCGTATGAGCCGCCTGTGACCTCTGTACCGGCAGCGCCAGTGTCAGTAGGGTCCGATGTAAACAGGCCGATGTACCACGCTGTAGGGCGTGTAACTGAGTCTGCTGTTAAGCCCCACGAGAGGACATCTGTTTCGAATGCGTTAGTAAAGCTCATCTAATAGCTCCTGATCTTAAGTCGTAGTCCAGAGCCGCCTGACTTGGCTTTATCGCTCTGCAAATTAGTTCCTGCTACAGCGCCAGAGTATAACATACTCCAGACCGCCATTCGGGCGTCATCCTTCAGGTACGGTGCAGACTGCATAAGCGCCCCATACAGGTAGGCATCTGGTGACATCTCTAGCAGCCAGTTAGAGGCGTTAGAGTCTGATAGTGGCTCTAGCTCTGCGTAGTACAGTAGCTCGCCGCTGTAGGTAGTGTCTGGCGTAGGGAAGACCTCAATGGCCTCGCCTGACATAGCGTAGTATCTAGGCTTGCCCTGGGCGTCGTTGCTCTCCATACGGAATTGCAGCATGTCGTCTAGGGTAACAAGCTCTAGCCGGGTAGATCTGCCGTCATCAAGGTGAAAGCGAACAGGCTCGAGGAAGTCTGCCGGTAGCTGTGAGTACCTGGTGTCTATCTGACCTTCGGACCTCTTCTGCATCTTGTAGTGACGCACCTCACGCTCCATCTGAGCCTCTGCCAGAGAGATGAACGTGGGGATGACAGCCGTCAGGTCGTCCCGGTTGAGGAAGTCAGCTATTGTAGACTTCAGCTCTGTGTAAGTTGTGATTGCCATTGTTGTGTCCTGTTTACATCATCACGTCGAATATAGACTGCGGATTGTACACCTTGGTCTTTGGCGTAGATGACAGATCAAGAAGGCCTCTGACAGCATCGCGTATGAATGATGGCGCTGCTAGTTCTCTTTCCCCTGTCTCAATATCTCTGCGGAACGGTAAAATATCACCGTACTCGTATCCGGGTTCTGGTCTTGGGTCCATGCCTATAGCTCGCATTCTAGCATCAACCTCCTGATTGTGCCGTTCTGCTGCTTGACCTTGGAAGTAATCCATAGGATCGCCTGCTCCCTGGCTATCTGCTGCGACCATTGCAGCCATGACCCCCGCCTCTGGTCTGCTTGGCAGTATCTCGCCAGTTTTGTCGTAATGATTTACTCTATTGATCCACTTATCGTCTGCTATTTGAAACAGCTTCGGGTCCATCATAAGCGATCCTAGCTGACCACTTTCCCCTCTGCCTTGCGCTTGCATCCACTTGAACGCATCTGGAAACATGACGCTTGCCGGTCTTGAGACCTCTAGCCCGCCTTCATATTGCCCTAGTATCCCAGTGTTGTATGCGCCATGACCCTCCATTGGCACAACATTAGCTCCAACATCCGCTTTAAAAACCCCATAGCCAGAATCACCACGGTTAACATTAACCAGGTCTGGCTCTATGATTGTATTCATAACGTCAGATCGTACAGGGAAACCCAAATCTCTATATTTGGCGCTATCCATAGTCTCTGTAAATTTTATTCTTCTAGCGCCCGCTCCCTCCATCGGGTATTTACCAAGACCCATAAGTTGGTCATATGCATCAGGAGAATCAAGACCTACCCAATTAGGATCTTTCTTTCGCATATCATCATCAAATTGTTTTTTGGCTTTTTTAGGAAGCTGCAAAGACTGAGTCATCTGAAATAATGACCCGGCAGTTGGGTTGGTAAAGTTATTAGCAGGGTCAGCAGAGGCTGTGTAGACACCTAATATATTAGGGTTGTCCGTTCTTTCTGCTGCGAAATCAAAATTACCTTGCTTCTTTGCGGCTTGGTCTAGCATTGATGCATAAGCTAAAGGGGTGTCTTGATAACGCCTTATAAAGTTAACACCGCCGTCAGAGTTTTGCGGTGTAGGGAGGTCTATTCCTTGGATGCTCTCTATTGTCCTTCCAGTGACTGTTCTATCACCAAACACAGGGACTAGAGTATTTCCGAGCATATCTTCTGGAGTGATGATCTTTCTGTTACCAAGATCCGCATCAGTGAATTTATCTTGGCCGTCTCTCCTCAATACCTCTCGGCGTCTTACGGCAGGATTCTCAAGGCTCTTATTGTATTTAGTAATAGCGCTTTTGACGTTTCTTTCAGATGCCTCAGTGCCAGGCTGTAGAAACCCTAATCGTCTAAGGTTCTCTACGCTAGTATCACCAAATTTAGTTGCTAAGCTTAGAAGTCCTGCCATGCTCTGTGCTTCCTATCTCCGAGCACTCCTTACAGATGTAGCCCATATCAATCTCTACAGCGTCGGAGTGTTTGACTGTTGACCCGCATGCCACGCAGCCGGTCATTTCTTGATTCTCATACATAATGTATTCCTTGGTTGTGAGTATAACACAGACTAAGCGATGCCTCGGATGTTGCGACGGATAGGACCGCCCCAGACGTGTGTAGGTTTGTAACCCACTGCTAGATAACGGAATGAGTCAGATGCGTGAGAGGTCCAGTCGTGTAGAGGCCTTCCACGCCATGCCTTGCCGTTCTCATCCCAATCCCTGCGGTACTGCCTTAGAGCGTCAATGCCACGCTCGCAGCGTTCCTCATCGAACCAACACTGAGGGATCATTGAGCGCACCTGCTGTATGCCATCCTCGATGCTGAGCATTGGGGCGACTATGACATTGTTAAGACCTAGAGACTGCAATACCTCTAGCCTAGACTTGCCGGTGCCTAGCTCCTTGACCCGGACATCGTGCGGCAGGATGTGCTGATCGTAGGTGTAGCCCTTACCCTGGAGCATCTGCACATAGTGGTCTAGAGCGCAGCCAGAGTTCTCGTAGTAGTCAATGATGCGGATCTCTTTGCCGATGTACTGAGCGAACCAGATAGAGGTCGTGTCAGCCATACCAAGGTCCCAAGAGGTCACCACCGCAGCAGACTTGTCATAGGGCACAGCGCAGATCTTGCCGTCAGTCTTGGCCTGTAGCATCTCTATGGCGTAGTAGCTGCCCTCAACGTGTATACGGAAGTCACCCTCCCAGACGTGCTGATAGATGTCTGGCCGCTTCTCTAGGTCCTCTAGCCTTGCCTGCTCTAGTACATCAGGGAACCACGGATTGTCTGACCACTGGATCTCAGCGATCTTGGCGTCATTAGGCGGGTCTTCACGGAATCGCTTGTGAGTTGCTGAGTTCTTGCTCTCCGGGTTCCACGTCACCCAGATCTCTGAGTCGTGCTCTCGGACCGAAGGTATGAGCTTCTGCCACGCTGTCTCGCTTACACTCTCTGCCTCATCCACCCAGGCTAACAGTAGGCGTGACTTAGATTTAAGGGAGTCTACGTTAGTGCGGAGACCGGCGAATGCGTAGTTGATCCTGCCGTCCTTGCTGCGGATGTACCGCTCACCTACCTCGTAGTAGTCAGCTAGGAACTGCACGGAACCGATAGCTGCCTTGATCTCCTCGAGGGATGATTCGCTGAGAGAGTTTAGATGCTCACGACCGCAGAGGATTATACCTTCCCTGCCCGCCTTGCCTTCCTGGTATCCACGCAGTGCCGTCATTAGAGCGAAGGTGCGAGTCTTGCCAGAACCACGACCACCATAGGCACCACGGTATCTAGCCTTACCCTCAAAGACAGGGACTAGCTTGTCTGGTATATCAATCGTCGCTGCTGTCATCTGCCCGCACTCCCCTCAGTACAATACTGGTCGGGGCTAATGCGCCATCAGAGCTTGTCACGTCCTGCTCAACACGATCTGAGTAGCCGTGCTTAGTCAGTATAAGCTTAGTGATAGTCGGGTTGAAATCGCCTGTCAGGCCGTTAGAGAACAGCTCCTTGGCCTGCCTTGCCATGAGGTCGTCCAAAATGTGTAAAAACTCTTCGTTTTCGGCTTTCCAATTGTATAGAGTCTTCCTTGATACATTCAGAAACACAGCCAATCCCTCTATCGTTGGGATGACTTCACCTTGCAGCCTGTAGTCTTTTGTTGCGTATCTAGCTGCCTGCTCAATGAGAGCGTCGGTCAGTTTAGATGGGCGTCCTGTTGTCATAGGTATATACCGTGTGCTCGTTCGATTAGTCTGGCGATCTTAAATACTTCCTCTAACCACTTTTCGTTGTGGACAGGGTATCCGTGCTTCTTAAGTAGAGCTTCTATCTCGTCCCTAGTCATAGGCACTAACCCGTCGTCCACAGGTATCATCTTACTTACCCTTGGACCTTGCTGCCTGGCTAGCTTTGACCGCCCGGAGCCGTTTCTCGGCTTCCTTCTTCGTCTCGCTGTAACCCGGTACTCGGTCTATCTTGTAACCCTTCTTGGTCTTTCTGATCGGCATTCTTCTTGCTCCCGAAGATTTGATCCCAGTTAGACTCGAACTTAGCCTTGTCTATTTTCAAAGGCCTTCTGCCTGAACCCTTACCCATCACTTAACCCCGATGATTCTTCTCTCATTGACCGGACCTGCCTAGAATCGCGTGAGACCCTGCTGTGATTCACACATAGGCCGGTTGGAATTTTCTGTATCTTACCACCATTCTCAAGAAACTGTCTAACTTGTTGATCTAATTGAGCTTGGAGTTCTTTCTTGTTTTCTTGGGCAGGCGGTTCGTATCTACGCCTAAACTGGAAGTTGGCTTTCATCAAATGGGTTCCAATCTAAATACATGTTGAGCTGAGGGATGCCTTTTTGCTTTCTTAGCTCCCTTCTGGCAATACTGACCTTTAAGGCCTTCCTGTCGCTGTACTTGAGGCGCTCGCCCCTTTCCATTCCTGCGTATGCTATCACGATCAGAGCTGAATCCTCATCCTCAGTTTTCTTAAGCAGCCAATCCGGGTCATGAGTGCGCTCTCTGGCCTCAGCGAAGAGCACGTCAATAGGCAATCCCAATGCGGCTACCACGTCTCTACCGTTAGCCAAACAGCTATGACAGTGCATTAGCACTCGGCCATCCTTCTCTGTAATGCTCATCGATGGCGAGTTGTCATCGTGAACCGGGCAGCAGGCTGTGTAGTTCTTGCCTGATTTTCTTACCTTATCTAACCTACCCAGTATTTCTTCTAGCATGTGAGGCCTTTATTATTTTGTGTTTGATGAATCCCAGAACGTCATCGCTGCGAGGCTTGCGAGCGATCTTGTCTATACCCCTTGGCCAGACTCCGAACTTGTCCCTGTAGGTCCACGCTGCCCAACCTTCGTTGTATCCTTGGTCTAGACTGTAACCTAGTAGCTCCTGATAAAACCGAGTCTTGTCTTCCTTCGTAACCTTTTCGACTTTCTTTAGGATCTGGTCGTCGTGATAGATAGACTCATTTTTTGGTATCTCGTAACCACACGAGAGACAGCGACGGCCTTGAAACAGAGAGCTGCACTGCGGGCAGGTGTTCATCTTAGGCTCTTTCTCTTCTTTCTTTACCTGGTTCTCTTCCCGGAATTTCTTCTCACCATCATCGAGAGTGACCGGAATGATGTCCTCTGGAAAGCCATGCCTGCGAAGATTGCCGGCAAAATCTAGATAGACACTATCCTCTTTCCCCTCTGCCGTGCGCCATATCCTGCCCGCTCGTTGCGTGAACATGATTTTGCTCTTAGTGCTGTACATGTCGCAAAGCAGTGACACTCCAGGATCGTCGTATCCAACCGAGAGAAGCATGGAGTTGCATAGTAGTTGAAAGTCACCTGCCCTGTGAGCCTCGTAGAGTGCCAATCTTTCGCTCTCTGGTGTGTAGCCAGATATGTGCTCTGCTGATATGCCTTCCCTGTTAAGCGCAGCACAGAGGTTCTTAGACTGCTCTACAGATGGGCTGAAGCAGATGCCCCGGCGTCCTTCGCCGTAAAGCTTAATATTCTTAACCACATCACCCTCGAGCACGGTGTCTTGCTCCACAGCACGAGCCAAAGCCTTGGGATCGAAGTCGCTACCGCCTGTACGCAATGCCTTTGTCTTAAGCTTAGACGTGTCTATTGTGTGCCCTGCATAGTACCGGGTCGGGACCAGATATTTTTGCTCTATGAGTTCCCTTGGAGTTATCGGCACGACCAGGTCATTGAATATACGCCCTAACCCTTTACTCAGAGGTGTGGCGCTCAATCCTAAGTAATACGTTGAGTTGTCTCGTCGATCCATTAGCTCCTGCAAGCTCTTATAGATCGTGTGAGCCTCATCGATAATCATGATTGAGTAGTCAGGGATGTACCGGCGACGTACCAGTGTCTGCACAGAGCATACCTGTATCAGACTATCTGGGTTATACCTGTAGTCGTCACCCTGGATGACAGAGAAGTCAGCGCCTAGCTTTTCCAGTGCGTCACATGCCTGGGATACGAGCTTTATTCGGTCGCAAACGAAGAAGCTGCGCTTACCTCGCTTGGCCGCTTCAATCATGATCCAACAGGCAACCAGTGTCTTACCGAACCCACAGCTCGCACTCAGTATCGGACGCTTGCCTGCTGCAAATGATGCACGGATCTGATTAATGGCGTCTATCTGGTGAGGTCTTAACTCAATCATTACAGGCCTGCTTATAAATTCCACGGTAGTCAGGCCAACCAAGGTCACCTGGTTCTGTAGCAGAGCCTCCAGTTGCGTACCAGAGAGATACCATCTCGCAATAGTCATCAGAGGCGGTAACTACTTGCGGCGTGTTAGACAGCAAGAGTTGTAGAGAGCTGAGCAGGATTGCAGCAGCAACGATTAAGATATATTCAAATCGCATTACCAGACCCCCTGCTTTTCTTCGGCAATCTTCTGCACATAGGTCTTTAGGGCATCGTACATTGCGTTCTGTAGAGCCTTTTGAGCTTCAGCGATGTCTTGCAGCCTGCCGCCGAATGCAAACTTCATTAGTGCCTCTGCCATTACAGAGCCGTCTGCCTCATCGAATATGGCAGCATCAAGATGCTCGGCAGCATCTGCGCCTGCAAAGAAGTCAACGATCATACCTTCGATGTCGTCTTC